GCGGCATAGCGGAGGAGTCGGCGATCGGGTAAATCTGCATATCCGATTCGAAGTTCATGCGCGCTTCGTTGCTTTCTACTGCGTTGATTTCGGTACGTGGCACGCGCTGGAACGACACTTTGGCAGAGTAGTAACGATCCGCTTTCCCGCGAGGGTTGTGGAACCAGACCGCCGTGGTGTCGCTGGAGTCGTCCAGGTCGATGAGGCGCTTGTAAATCGCCAACTGCGGGTCGTGGGCGAACGTATAGACCTGAACCACGGCGTTTTTAAACGTCGGGATGGTACGGGCCTTATCATCTTCCAGGAACTGGACACTGATGGTCTGCTGGTCGCCGCCTTCGGTAGAGAGCGTCATGACCTGAGGCATGGTGATCCACGAGTCGATTTTGCGCAGTGTGCCTGCGCCGGTGCCCGCCGGGAATTTCTTGGTGTCAGTGGTATCAAACGCTTCCAGCACAATTTTGGTGCCGGTCACCGATTTAACGCGCAGCACCATATTATCCAGTTTGAGCCAGCCAGAGCTTACCTGGACGACATCGCCCGCAAGGATCCCGGCAGCGGAGGCAACGGTCAGTTCGCATTCCGTCGCGTTGGAGGCTGCTGTGAAGACAATCGGCGCAAGATAGGCCTTGGCCACGTTCACACGTGACCCGTTAGGGATTGCGAATGCCATTGCATTCTCCTGAATTGAGGAAATAAAAAACCCGCCGGATGGCGGATCAGTAATCAGCGCGGTACTGCATGCTGACGGGAGTGGTGTAAGTGATGGAGCCGCTACTGCCGTTTGGTGCTGATGTAGGGCGATCCTGTATCGGTGGACGTACCTGCGGTGGCCCGTTGATGTAAACCGTCAAATCCCCGTCCACCAGCGGTAGTCCTTCGGGGAAGGCATCTGCAACAGACGTTGCCATCCCCCTAGCCTGCGTTACGCCGCTGCCTGCTGGCGCAATGATGTTGAGCTGGAGAATGCCCTGGTACGTACGCAGCTGGCCTTCCAGATCCTGCCCTACGGTCTGCGCAGGCAGGATATAAACGCGCCCGTATGGCACATTATCCGGGGGAGTGAACGCGATGTTCGGCCAGGCCACCGGTAGGCCAAGCGACGAGCAGATAACCGCAACACGGCTCTCCAGCAGGCCAGCGATACGCATTGACTGGTCACTGGCCATTGCGCACCTCGCTCATTGCCTCACGGAACATTTGCGCGGCATCCAGCGCAGTGATACCCACCATGCCGCCGGGCGCCTGACCAGAATGCCCGTTCTCAAGCGCTGCCGCATAAGGCAGATTATTGGTGAAGTAAATCGAGCTGACCTGGCCCACCCTGAACACCTCGAGCACCGCCATGCCACGGGAGTTTGAACCCTGGCCGGAAGCGTCCGGTGTATCGTTGGACTGAGTAGGCTGGCTATCGAAACCCACATACCAGTTGTTTTTGAAGCGCCCGCCGACATAACCCTCAAGCTTTTTGATGTCCATCGAGTCATTTACGCGCAGACCTCGCTTAAGCCGTCCCGATTTGGTCAGGTTGGCAGGGTCATCGCGAAGGGCCGCGTTATGCTCCCGCACCGCAGTATTGTACGCCGTCGCGGTCTGGTTGACCTGCCAGATATCCGGCTGGCCAACCGGGGACATCTCAACCAGTTGAGCGAGGATTTTAATGCCCGTCCGGCGCACTACCTGATCCATCTCCTGCTTCGAACTATCCACAAATAACTGAATGGCAGCCAGGAACGGCTGATTGACAGAGCTGTCCATAGTCACGCCCTCAGCTGGATATTGTAGGAGATGAGTACATCGGCAGGCTTAACCGGATTAGGCTGCACCACCCGCCATGCTTTGCCGTCGATCTCGATGCGGTCGTCAATACGCACTTCCGTTTCGGCTGTGGCCGCCAGCTTTTTATCGCCAGTAGTAATCAGAGAGCCATCTATTTCACGAGAGGAGTATTCAGTGACAACGCCAGTGACGGTCGCAGTGATAGCCGGGGTGGTTACCTCTTTGCCGAACTGATCGCGGGTAGTGCCGCCACCGCGGGTAAGCGGATAAGCCTTCCCGTTCTCGGTCAGCAGCCGCGTTGCGGTGTTTCGCATGCGGCGGTAGTCGATTGGCATATCACCCCCTTTCGATGCGGATCTGATTGCCGCCCACCACCAGCCCACGCAACGAGGAGTAGAGCCAGGGGAATGACGGTGCCGCCTTATTCGTACCTGGTTCGTACTGCACCGTGACTGCGCCCTCTACGCGCTCCATCGTTACCGCACCACCACCAGCGACCGAAGGCGTGAGATCAATCTCCTGCGATTCGAGAGCCAGGCGGAACTGCGCATCAACCAGGCGCTGTGGGATGGTGTCATCTGGTAGGTCAGCGCCGTCGAAGCGCACGCCCGCACGCGGCCACGATAGCGGCTGTGATGCACTGGAGCGCTCGCCGCGCCATGTCTTGCCTTCCAGATAGTCCATCGCCTGCATTAGCATCTGGCAACATTCGCCATCATCCGCGGGAACGGCATATCCGCGCCCCGCCGCGAACGTGCGAAGGTCAATAACGCTGGCGTAGCTGTTGAAGTCAGGCGAATGGGGATCGGCAACCAGCATTGTTATTCCTCCAGACGCCAGTCCAGCGCCAACCAGTTATCCACTTCGTCAGGGTGAACCTCAGCGCTCAGCGGGCCGCCGGGGAATTCAGGCTCATCGCGCACCATCACCACATGCTCAACACCCTGCTGGTCCGGCTGGTCCTGCTGGTCCTGCTGGGCAGGAGTTTGTTCAGCGCCATTCTGCGCGGCAAGCTTTTCAGCCTCACGCTGTGCGCGCTGCTCTTTGGTCAATCCGGCCATTGGGCCTCCTGAATAACAAAGGGGCCGAAGCCCCACTGGGTTAACCCATGATGATGGTGGAGTGTTCAGGCTGAACAGATGCCACACCCCATGCCACACCAACCTCGTAACGCACCTGACGTTACTGGAGATACAGCGCGATCTGGAAGGTGATACCAGAGACCGGATCGGTTACGTTCATCACGTCGTCAGCGGTATCGCCGCCTTTAGGCATGGCCGGGGTACGGCAAGCCAGCAGGAATGCGTTACGGTCAAAGGCAACGTTTGGCGCGAACTCGCTCAGCACAGTGACAGTTGCCTGGTCTGCAAGATCCTGACGCAGACCCGGCGCGCCGATGGTGATAGTGGAAGAGGTTGCCGCTACGACCATGTACTGGTTGTCATCGCCATCGAACTTCACTGCGGTTCCGGCAGCAATACCGCCAGTGCCAGCAGAGATAGCAACAATGATGTCGCCCTCTTTCTTCGCGCCGTTGACCTTATAGCCCGTAGCAGTGCTTTTCGCGGTGCGCTTGATGTTAGCGGATTCGTGCAGGTTAAAGCCCATCACACGACCAATAATGCCTTCACGCAGCAGCTGATCGGTACCGGCTTCGTTCGCTTTGAACAGTACGGACTGTTTACCACGGATGGACGCCATCGCTTCGCCGCCCAGGACCATGCGCAGGTCAGTGGTTGGTGCGCCGTTATCAGTCAGCACCTGGCGAGCGTTCGCCGCATCAGACAGGTCGTCTTTGATGCTGAACGGGGTGTCTTTCGGCGCGCCAACTGCACGGGAAGACTTGTAAGCCAGCGCTGCCAGGTCAGCGTCCATTTCATTGCTCAGTGCGCGGAACGCCTGAGCGAACTGGTCAGCCAGGACAATGTCATAGGTACCAGATGGCCCGATGGCAAGCTGCTCTTCACCATTCCATTTGACCGGGGCCATTTTGGATTTGGTGATTTTGACGTCCACAGTACCAATGTTCTGATCGCCGTCGTTTGGCGCGGTTGCCGCCGGAGTGATATCAACGGTGGTGGTTTTTGGTGCGACCGGTGCGGTCACGGTTTGGTCTTTCGCCGCGGCATCGGCTTTGGCGTTACGGGCCACCGCCGGGATAAAGCCCACCTGCTCGCGGGATACGCGATTCAGGGCGGTGAAGATGGTTGGGATGAGGCCAGTGAGGGTGTTGGACATTCAGGTTTCCTTTCGGTTAATCAACGATGCTCGTGCCGCCGCCAATCACCGTTTGTTGTTCAACTGGCGGTAAGGCGTCGAAAGCAGCGCGTTTCATGGTTTTCTGCCCGGCCTGATGCTGCGACTGGTGAGAGCCACCGCCGCTGTTGCCGGACGCTTTGAGGATGTAGTCTTTCTGCGGATGCAACTCGACCAGGGATTCCAGCGCTTCATCGAAGCCAGCCAGTTCGCCGGGCTTGGTGCGGGAGAACACCTTGTTGCCCTGCCCGTCGTAGGCCACGACCTTGCCGTCTTCGATTTTGAAGTTCTGGCCGAAGTGGGAGCGCACGAACTCAGCCGGGATCGCCATCTTCTCGGAGATAAATTTCGAACCACCGAAGCGGCCGCCGATCATCTCCTCGTAGAGCTGGGTTTCGAGCTGTTTGGTCTTGCCGTTCGCTTCGTCCAGCTGCTG